CCTCCAACTCCCTCAACCCTACTCACCTCCACCATCAACAGTATCCTTCAAAAACTCGGGCAAATCAGGAAGATGCATAGGCTCCACCTCGTCAGGAAGCCCGGCGTTAAACCGGCGAACCTCACGCCGCACACCCCACGTATACTCTTCCATCGCATCCACCTGCGCCGACAGCCGGCGCAAACGCTTCCTAGACTTGGATGTGACCGCCTGAACAGAACCCAAAACCGTGGCCAACGCGGTACAGATAGAGGCCACCAGTGCAGGAGTAAACCACGACACCACAGCCCCCCAACATCACACCATCCGCCACAACAACAGCCCGGTCACACGCCCACAGCTATCCAATTCGCAACCGCAGGTACACCATTCGGCTTCGAACCATCATTCGTGATAAACGCCAAACTAAAATTTTGGGCAGTCACATTGTAGGCTTTCACATCAATCTGTGCCGTGCCCCCAGCCGCCGTAGCCATAGACGCCACCACAACAGGCGGACTAGTGAACTGGCGATCAAACGGGATCGTGTAAGCATACACAGCAGACCCGCCAAACTGGATCTGCTTCGAACCCGTCTCAATCCTGGGGGACAACAACATCCACTCGCCGGCATGGTTAGCCCACACAGCCCCCGAAGGCACCATCACACGGTCACCCTCCACAGGGGTAGGATCGCACGCAGCAGACTCCCCAAACGCAACCCTCGCCGCAACAGCACGCCTATCCAGCTGCTGCTGCAACCCGTTAGACGACAACACCAAAGTAGCCAACAACTGCTGATGGAACACGCCAGGCTCCGCACGCAACACGTCACGGGCACGCTCCGCACGGCCACCGGGAACAATCTCCAACTTGGCCGTGTTCTGCTCCCAATCCCGAGACAACACCACATAGTCGTAGCGGGTCTCACCAGGACCCGGCAGCTGGCCTGTCACCGTCTCAACACTATTCGACGTGCACATCACCCCGTGAGCCCAAGCCTGCCCCGGCAGGACCTCACACAACACTGTGGCACCCTGAACAGTAGTGCCGACACGAAAATCGTCCGGACCCTTAACCGAAGGCATATTACCCATCAGACCAGACATTTGAGCCCAATCATACTCGGTCAACACACCATCAAAACCCTTGCACACAATACCCACAACAAACCCCAATCAACTAGAATTTTTGCAAATCCCGCACACCAGCAGCCAAACCAGCCACACGCCGCGCTAGCAACGCCGACGGATTATCCTCATAATCCCCCGCAACCGGTGTCACTTTCGTCCACCCGTCACCAGGCGAATCGCATTCCACATCAATCTGCCGCACAATCTCCGCAATAGGGCCAGAACCCACATCCACATAGATCAAATCACCCGGCATCAGGCGGCCTGGCCCAAACCGCAACACATCCGACTCAGCCAACTCGATCTTAAACCCCGACGTAGCCCCCGACTCGGACAACACCCGCTCAGCCTCATCAATAAGATGCACATGCTCAGAATCCGTGTTACGGGCATCCTTAAACACCTCAACACGATCCCACCACTCATCCTCGGCCATCGAATCAACATCCTCACAAAACAGCCTGTCCTTACCCTCGCCGCGGCCACCAACCACCACTGAAGTAGCCTTCGGGGCGTCACGCACATACTCCCACGACACAATCGAACCAGACTCGGCAGTCAACACATGCTTACGCGTCACCGCGGGCACACAATCAAACACCAAACCACGCTGATCAAACTTCGCATTCTCAAACTGGTTCACCGAAACAGTCATCCTAGCCCACGACAACACCGGCAACAACTTATCGGCAAACAAATGGAACCGCACCTGAAAATCCTTAATATAGCGGCCACGACGCTCATCATCGGTCATAAACAAACCAGGCGGAAAACGCCAAGCATTATCCCCCAACACCTGCTTAGCCACCGACTCAGCCGCACCAGAATAATGGGCATAATCCCTGTCGGCACGCCACTCCATACCCACCAAACCAGGACGATAATTCACAGGCCACATCAACATACGCCACAACAGGCGAATATCATCCTCACACGTGATAGTCACCCGCGAAGAACGCCACGGGCCCACACCATGAACCTTACGCACAGGCCCAGAAAAAATCTGGCCACCACCATAATCAACAACCAGCCGCGCACCCGGCTTAGTCAACCCGTCAAGCCTAGAATGATCACCCGACACCACCAACTCCAGCGTCGACAAACCATTCCACTTCAACGACAACTTCAACGACTCAAAAAAATTGATAGGCGCCACACGACGATAATCCGGCGTAAACAATGTTACATGCGGAACAAGACCAGCCATCAACTATTCACCAAGCCCTCAAAAACCTGTACTGCACCGACACAACAATGGCACCCAAACCAACCATCTCAATACTCACACTCCGAGAACCGCCAGGCGGGATAGGGGCAAACTCCCACTCAGACAGACGATCCATCACATCCTCAAACCCGTTCAACAACGCAGACTGCTTCCGAGGATCCGTGTCAATAGTAATCCAATCATACTCCTCAACCGGATAGTCTGATGACACACGCAAACCATCAATCTGCACAGACCACGACTGCAAAGGCCCCTCAACACGAATCACAGGCCACGCAGGCACATCACCCTTATTAGACAGGTTATCCCAACCCGAACCAACACCAGGCGTCAACACAACAGGAAACGCTGTGCCATCCTTACCGACAGGGCCGCCACCCAACCAATCCTGAAGTTTCGCATTACTGAAACGAAACTTTTGCTCATCCCCATACCAAAACGGGTCATAGGCTGTCAAATGCAACAGATAGCGGGCATAGCCACGATTCACCGGATCAACCGTAAACGTGTCATCCACCGAATCAAACCGACACTTCAACACACGCTCAACACCGGCAGGAGTCTTCACCGACAATTCACCCTCCTCGCCCGGAGGAAAAGCAGACCACAACGCGTCATAGGCTTTCAAAAAACCGTCACGAAACCCGCCATCCGGATCCGGGTCAACACCCGACACCAACACCGGTAATGTCACCTCGCGAGGCTTCACATTAAAACCGCGCCACTCCGAGCCGTGCACCCCAACATGTGTTTGAGAAAAATGCTCCACCTCAGGAACACCCAAACCGCGCAACGAATCATTCAACAACATGACAGGAGACGCACCCGTGTAATCCGTCAAATGAAGCACACGCTCCGGATCATTACCAATCAACGGCAACATAGACCAAGTCACAGTCAAACCAGAACGATCAGACGGGTCAGGAATAAACATGCACAACACCCCCCCTATCACATGTAAGCCAACGCGTTCAAAGCGTCACGCTGCTGCCGCTCAATCCGCTTCGCGAACTCGTTCGGATCCCCATAGGTAGGCCCATTAACATTCACCACAACACTCTTATCGTTCATCCGCTGATACCTGCCATACGGGGTAAACGAGCCCACAGACGATCGCACACCAAACCGGGCATCAACAGCATCCGGCAGCCGTCCAGCCACACCAGACATAGCATCCAACGCCAAACCAGCATTACCAGTAATACCCTCGGCCAAACCGGCAACAACCTGCCGGCCAACCTGGTCACGAAACACCCTAGACGGGGAATGAATACCCAACACCGACTTAGCAGCATTAGCAACCTGAGACCCCATATTACGCACCGTATCCAACAAGCCACTCATAGCATTCCGGATACCATTACCCAAACCAGACACCACATCACGGCCAGCCGACACCAACAAAGACCCCATGTTACCCAAGGCGCCCCTAATATTGCTGGGCAGATTCCGGAAAAACCCCAACACACTATGCACACCGGAAGACACCGCCGAACCCATAGCATGCATAGCATTCGAGGCCGCACCACGGGCCCCGTTAAACCCGCTAGAGGCTGCACCACGAACCCTAGACGCCATCGACCCAAAAAACGAGCCCACCGCGGACACCACCGAAGACACCACACTCCGAATCCCGTTCATCGCAGCCGAAACAGCGCCACGAGCCGCGTTAAACCCCGACCGGACATGGGAAGCAACCGACACACCAAGCCGCGTAAAAAACCCCACAACCGCGGCCACACCGGCAGAAATGATCGACTTAAACCCGCTCATAAACGCCGACGTAAACGCCCTAATACGATTCCAGCCAGCCTGAACCACCGAACCCATACGCGCCAAACCAGACACAAAATGAGCCACAACCCACCCGATGACACGGGCAACAGCAGCAATCACACGGGCCACAGCCGACACCACAGCACCAACAATACGGGCCACAAAACCGATCACAGCAGCCACCATCGGAGCCACAACCGCAAGAATACGGGCCACCACCTGTATCACAACCGCAACAACCTGAACCACCACACGCATAACCGCCGCAATCACAGGCATCAACGACCGAATCAAACCAATAATCGGCGGCAGCACAGACATCACAGCACCCAAAATCTGTTGAATCACAGGCATCAAAACAGGCACCAACTGCATGACCACACCAACAACCTGCCGTATCACAGCAACAACAGCCTGCAACACCGGCATCAACGTAGGCAACAACATGGCCGCAACCTGCGTCACCGCACCAATAATCTGCGTGATCACAGGAACCAGCCGGGCCACCAGCATACCAATCAAAGGCATCAACTGGGCAGCCAAACCGGCAACCATACCGATAATCTGGCCGAACACTGGCGCCAACCGTGCCACCAGCCCAGCAACAATCCCGAACACAGGCTGCACGGCGGCCATAATCTGCCCCAGGGCTTGGCCAACCACAGCCACAAGCTGCATCACCGCGGCACGGAACTGGGCGTTCGTAGCAAACATGGCAGCAAACAGCCCGATCACAATCCCGACAGGGCCACCCAAGGCACGAAACACGCCACCAAGCCCCCCGGCGGCACCCTTCAAAGCACCAAACGACGGCAACAAATTCTTCAACGACACCGCCAACGGGGCAAACCCCGCAACAAGCTTCCCCACACCGGCAGCAACAATACCAAACACCGCTGTGCCGCCAGCAAACATGGCACCCAAATTCACTTTAGGAACAGGCAAATGCAGCCTCGCAAAAACGCCCTTCAACTGCTCCACCTTGGCACGCATCTGTGCATTCATTCGAGTGATCATGCCCGGCATACGATTAATCCACGCCAAAATAGACGGCATCATACGCTGAATACCAGCATCGACGGCAGCAAACATCGGCTTCACAGAATCCGTCACCGACTTGATCACCGGATTCAACGCAACAAAAATCTGCCGCAACCCGTTAAGAAACGGGGCCATAGCCGTAGCACCAAGATAGCCCAAAGCGCCCTTAACATTCTTCATAGCGCCCTCAAACGTCTTACCAGACGCCTGCGCAGCACCACCCATACCAAGCTTCATCGCAGCCGCAAACGTGGCAAAATCAATCTGCCCCTTCGACACCATCTGCGACACCTCAGCAGAAGTCTTCCCCGTCTGCCGAGCCAACAAAGACAACACAGGAACACCAGCCATAGTAAGCTGCAACATGTCATCGCCCTGCAACTTACCACGAGCCATAACAGACGTAAAAATAGCGCCCGTATCCTGAAACGACTTACCCGAAATATAAGACACATCGGCGACAGTCTTCAACACATCCGTCATCTGCCCGCCAGACTTCACACCAGAAGCAGACAACGCCGCAGCCGTAGACGCCGCATCCCCCAACGCATACGACGTACCAGTCACAGCCTCAATAGCCGAATTCATAATCGACGACGTGTCAGAAGACGTGTGACCCAAACCAGTCAGCTTAGCCTGAGCCTCATCAATAGCCATAGCGCGAGCAATACCGCCACCAATAGTCACATCATAGATAGACTTGAGGCCCTTCTTAGCAACATTGATGGCACCCACCATTGCGGCACCACCAAGCGCCAACTTCATGCCCTTAGCAAAAAGACTACCCGAACGCTGACCCTCAGCAGGCATCACCCCAGACAACTGTTTACCAACATCCGCTTTCAAACCAGGCATCTTCGTATACAACGACACATATGCGGAAGCAATCTCACCAGACATACACTATTCACCCCATAATATTAATCTCGCGAGACACCCCGCCACCGGCACGAACACGCGCCAAAATATCGTCCACCTGCCCAGACGTAAACCGGGCCCTACGCTCATCCGTCGGCCTCGCCACAGGCTCCGGCTGCCCCTCACTATTAGCAGACCTGTAATGATCCAACATGTCCAGCACAGCCCACTCCGACCACTCAAACGGGCGCTGCCAACCATTCAGGTGGGCCGCCAACTGGCTCGACGTATCACCACACAACACGCCAGCCAGCCGGACAGCCTCACCCCAACACATCTGCGGGCCACCAACATCATAAACCGAGCAACCGAACCGGGTCCTCCAATCATATTCGATGGCCCCACGATAATCATCAATCAGGCCGTGGAGCCAAACTATTCCCCCAAAGAGGCACCCTTACCGTCAGGCTTGTATTCCATCCATTGACGGAAAATCTCGGCAACACGAACCATAGGAAGCCCCTCCAGGGCCTCTACTGCGTCAGCCGGGGCGGCAGCCTCCAACATAGAAAACATCACCTCAACCTGGGCGAAATCCGCAGACTCCCCCGACTGGGCAATCTTAGCGGCACGACGGAAAACGCGGGCAGGAACAGCCTGAGCCGTCTCCTCCGCATCTGCCAACACCCAGCTACGGTCACCAATCTTTAACGTGTAACCTGTGTCACTCATCTATCAACAATCCCTAAAATCGTGTATCAGTTCTCAGATGGCGGATTCGGATCCGGCTGAGGCTTCGGAGAAGGAGGAGTATCAGCTTTTAAAGCCGTCATCCACCCCCGACCCGACACCGCATCACCCTTCTTATTAATCTGGGCAGGATACGCCTTCAACGTCACACCATACCCGTACACCTCGCCATTCTTACCCTTAATCTCGTCACGATCAATCAACTCAACCTCAGGGAAATAGTAGCGAATAACCTGATCGCCATCAACAATATCCATCAGTAAAGCGTGCACGCCAGTGGTGGCACCCGGAGAAATATCGAACGAACCCGAATCGGATCCGGCAGTAACCTTCGACTGCCAAAACAGTTCGATAACCTCCTTCTTAGACTCGATCAACTGGAAAGAAATCTCGATAGAAGACTCCGTAGCCACAGTGCGAACAACATCCGCATTCTGCCAAGCCTTCAAATCATCCGTTTTACGCTCAGGCTTAATCTTAAACCCGTCATCCGACAGATACCCTAAAGCTGTAAGCCCGGAAGGAACCGCCTCCACACCCTTAATAGTATCACCCGCGTGCGCGTCACCAATATAAACGTC